TGCAATAGCAACTGCAAGAGTCTGTACTGAACGTTTACCGCCAACTGAAGTGGTTGAGTAACGAACTTCCAAGCCTTTATCTTCACCGGATAAGCATTTTAAGCTCATGCCGACTTGAGTTTCCCATCCACGCTTACCACCAGCAGGAGCAGCATCAAGTTCAGGTAATGGTGTTGTAATACTTACCATCTTTTCACCTAAAACTTCACCTTCACCCCAGCAGATAAAACCGTGAACAAAAGAGAACGGATTAACCGCCCATGTAGAGTCTGATTCAACTTCAGATTCACCTGCACCAAACACCCAATGACCTGTACGATCCATTTTAAGGATAGCAGAACCATTGTTACCACCGACTTCAGTTTCCAAAGAACGAAGTGCAGTAGAAAGTGATGTAACAGAAGGAAGATTAGAACCAGAAAACGCTACTAAGTTAGACATAATATTGTACCTTATTGAAGTTTAGTAAGAGCAGCAGACAACTGTTGCCCGATTAACAGCACAGCAGGGCGAGGATCGTCTACATGTGCCATTGTGTTACCCGATGAAATAGAAACGGTTGACCCTTCTGGTAAAGGCTGTTTAAGCTTCTTGAGCTTCTTTTCAGCCTGAGCAGGAGAGATAAACGATGCTTCCATCACATCAGATTCTGTAAGGCCAGCATCAAGTAAAGCTTGTTTAGCTTCTACTTCATCTGACCATTTACGGGTTGACCGTTTGGCAACCAGTTTGTAATTCGGTAAATCACGACCAGATTCTAGCATGTTAAATGCTAAAGCACGCAAATCTTTTATCCATTCTTCTAAAATCTCAGCGTTCTGAAGATACGCATCAATAGTAGGGATGTCGATAGCGTCAATCTTAACTTTCAATGCGCGTTCAACTGCACCTGTCATTAATGGGCAGGTAGGTTTAGCTGCACACCATTTACAATGGCTACCTTCCCGAAGGGGAGCGTCAATCTTTTGTGATGCTTTAACGGCACTTAACAATTGCTGTTCAAACGCTTTGATGCGTTCTATTGATGTTACCCAACGTTTAATCATCGGAGGTTGGATAATGATTAGCTCGACTTCTTTTACGTCTTTAAATGCCCATTTTGCTTTTTCAGTACGCATCGCAGCAGCAGCGTAAAACATCAACTGCTCGTTTTCTTTTGCTTCTACGATAACGCCATTGCCAAACTTCCAATCCAAGACAATAGCACGATCATGTATACGACCAAGCAGATCGCAGCTGCCGAATACGTCAGGAATGAAATCACCGAAATTAACTTCAACTTCGACTTCATAAACCATTTCATTTTCTGGATCAACTTCATCTAGTAACCCCAGTGCGACATTGATTTTTTCATCGATTAAATCTTGCGTCAATATAACATCTTCATATTGATCCCCGACTACAGGCTTTGTACCAATACCTAAATATTCAGCAATGGTATTATGAAGAAGTGTACCCTCGTCAGCGTAAGAAGATGAAGGCTTTTCAGGCGCTTCATTACACAGTTTGACTGAGCCTGGGCAGTTGATAACACGTTTGGCAGTAGAACCACCAACTATTTTACTGTGTGCCATTAATATATTCCCGTTTCGTTTAAAGTGAATATATTATTCCACAAAAAAATATATTGTACAAATGTTTTTTACAATGATAAGCTATAACCTCACTAAACGAAACGAGAGTAAACAACATGAACAAAAATACAATGATTGCAATAGCAGCAGTAATTTCTTTTATTTCTGGAGGTATAGCTATCAATAAACTATCTAATAATGAATCTAGTGTAATCCACAAAACTCGCAGCGGATCATTCATTATTCAAAAAAATTTAAAAGGCGAGGAACAAATATATCAGGTGTTGGAATTGCCTGGTAATGTTCCCAGCTTTGTAACTCCAAGAGATTAAATGCTAGAACGTGACATTGAAAAATATTTTAAATGGGTAGTTGAAGTGAACGGAGGAAAGACGTATAAATTCACTTCACCTGCACATAGAGGTGTAGCAGATAGAATTGCTTGCATGTCGGACGGCTCGTGCTGGTTCGTCGAATTAAAAACAAAAGGAGGTAGATTATCAGAATTACAAAAACTATTTGCACAAGAAATGATAAGGCTTAACCAAAACTATGCGTGTCTTTGGACAATAGAACAGATTGATAATTGGGCAATAGAATGTTTGGGATTACATATTTAATTAGATTGATTATATGTTTAGTAATTTTAACGGTCATGCTTCCGCTGGCCATCATTAATTTAGGGGTAATGAAATGGAAAGAGAAATAGATCAAGACATAGACTGGTTGTATGCACAAACAGTAAAAGGAGGACTTAAACGTCCAACTGAGAAGCAAGAAGATGAATTTGATTATCTAGTGAGCCGATACAGACGTTTGTTAGGGCTAACTGTATCTTCAGCCAGAACACGAGCTTTCAAGGAAGTTATGATGTAATTAATTTTTCCACCAATAAACTTATGGAGCTATCCCATGCCCGACAAAAAGATGGTTGGGGGTAAGCATTACTTATTACCGATCCAACCCGTTACTTACATCCATGCTAACAATATACTGTTTATGGAAGGTAACATAATAAAGTACATTACGCGCCATCGAAGCAAGAATGGCGCAGAAGATATAAAGAAAATCATACACTACTGTGAACTAATCCTGGAGCTTGAATACAATGAATCAACGAGATAAACAACGAAAAAGATGCCTTGAGTATTACCATAAGAACAAAAAAGCCATACACGAACGCGTTATGCTAAAACGCAAAATGGATCGTTTAAAAGCTAATGTTGTTGTAATCCCTCCAGTACCTCAAAAAAGCATTACTAAGAAAGAAATAATGGCTTTAATCGGCATTAAAGCATTGATGATGGATAAGATCATTAAAGATTCTAAATATTGTATGCCTAAGCATGTCGCCACCCATATTGACGGTTCAATTCTATTCAACCGAGCCGAGATCATGGATTGGCTTCCTTATATCAGAGAAGTCTGCGCGTTCATGTATAAACGTCCTCCGATCAAATTAACTGGAATGGCAGCGCAAATTGTCCAATTCATGCACCGCAGTAAAGACATGGAGTTGTATTGTGATGAATTAAGACGTAAACAGTTAGATGGAAGAATTAATAATGGCTAGGGATGTAGACTACGCCCTCATATTGCAAGTGCTTTATAGTAGAGGCTACACCTTAGCCAGTATATCAAGAGTTACAGGCACAGCGGTAAGCTCGTTATCTAATGTAAAACAAGAAACTAAACCTGTACCAATTGGTTGGCATGATGGCTGGGAAGGAATGGCATTGCAAGACTATTACCGTAAAGCATTAGGTGAAGCACCGCCCTATGTTGGGGATTACATTGAACTTGGAGAATATTGTGAAGAAAATGATACGGCCATTATCTGATGAAAATGCACGTTGCTTAGGAAGCAACTGCGACAAGAAAGAAAACTGCTCACGTTATCTATCTATTGAAGTAGATACAAAAGATTACATGTGGCATGGTGACTTTAAAAAAGAACTGAACCAACTTGAATGTGACCTTTTTATTGATTTTAGAGATGGTAATTACTATGAGCATTAAAAATGGCTAATAAGACAACTAACGTCAAAAAAAACGTTTTTAAAGCTAACGAGCGCAGTTATGAAACCAAAAATTAAACGAGTAGGGCGATTTTGGGTATGTGGAGGGCCTTATGAAATTGCAGGATATGGACGCACTCCATGTGAAGCTTATTTAAATTGGAGAAACCAATGGTTTTAAGACCTTATCAGGATGAAGCTGCTGATTTCTTGTACAGCCGTGATCGAGCGATGATTCTTGCGCCAGTTGGTGCTGGCAAAACTTGTATCACTCTAACAGCTATGCAAGCGATGATACAGGACGGGCATGTTAAACGATTCTTAGTCCTTGCACCTAAACGTGTGTGTACTGATGTTTGGAGGCAGGAAGGGCTTAAATGGGCGCCTAACATATTCATTGAAATAGCCATAGGAACTGCTAAAAACAGAATAGCAGCGTTTAATTGCGCTGCTAATGTGATCGTCACTAATTACGACAATCTGTTATGGCTATGCCGTGAACGTCCCGACTTGCTTAAAGGCTTTGATGGCATCGTGTTTGATGAATTGACACGTTTGAAGAACCCGTCTGGGTCACGTTTTAAAGCCTTGTTCAAAGTGATAGACCTGTTCAAGATACGGTGGGGCTTGACCGGATCGTTTACTAGCAATGGCTTAGAAGACGTGTTTGGACAATGTAAAGTAGTAGACCAATCATTGCTAGGCAGAAGCAAAAACGCTTTTCTGCAACAGTATTTTGTTCTGATGAATCGTGATTATGGTGAATGGGCTGCACGTCCTGATTCCTTACCTAAGATTATGAAAACTATCAAACCAGCTACCTATCTATTGGATGCAGGAGATTACGCTGATCTGATGCCACCTTTGCACATAGTTGAGATTAAATGCCGAATGGACATGGAGCATTATAATACTATGAAGAAGGATTTAGTAGTAGCGTTCCCCAGTGCAACTGCGGTTGCAACTAATCTTGCAGTAGTGACGGGTAAGCTTCAACAAATGAGTTCTGGGTTTGTTTATCACTCAACAACTACACCCAGTAAGTCGCCAGGTAAGTTCAACACTTCCACACAATCTATATGGTTTTCTAGTCATAAATTCGATAGATTAGAAGAATTGCTTGCAGAAAATCAAAGAGATTGTACAATGATTTTTTACATGTACAAGGAAGAACTTGAAGAACTCAAACGGAGATACCCTCACGCTCAAACATTAGATGATCCTGATGCCGTTGAGCGCTGGAATACGGGGCTGATTGAGTTGTTGTTGGCACACCCTAAGAGCGCAGGGCATGGTTTGAATCTTCAGCATCACGGCAATAAGATAGTGTTCTTATCATTGCCTTGGTCATTGGAGTATTTTGAACAGGCAATCGGTCGTATTCACCGGAGTGGTCAGAAACGTGAAGTGTGGTGTTATATTTTAATGACTGAAAATACTATAGACGAGCGCATTTATTCTGTTTTACAAGAGAAATGTACTTTATCTGAAATTGCGATAGCGGAGTTACGATGAAATTAAGTTGGCGAAAACTAAATGAAGTATTACCGGATTTAGAAGAAGAAGAAGTGCTAACCCTTCTTGAGATGGAAAAAGTAGGTGCTAGACGTGCGATGGTTTTGATACGGCTACATCAACGTTTTTGCACCTTGAGGATGGCTAGAGAGCGCAATCAATTATTTGGAGAACAACAATGATCTTTTATAACTTTGAAGAACTAGAAGCTAAACTTTATAGAGCTAGATTGATTAATTTATACCTTACTATAGCTTTAATCATATCCTTAATGGTTAATGTAGCATCAGCAGAATCAATCAACTGCACAACTTTTGGTACTTTAACAACATGTTCTAATGGAATGACAATCAACAGAATGGCATTAGGTACAAACATTACTACACCTGAATTGCCGATCTTACCGCCAATGGAGCAAATAGCACCTGCTATGCTAGTTGCCCCATTTCCTCAAATTCAACCTATTGAGCCAATCCCCGGCTTCAATAAGTAATTATTCAACTTCTGTTTCAGCAGGCATCGCTTGAACTTGTGGGCCTGCTTGAAGTTGTATTTTTTGGATGACTGGTGCAACTTGAGTAAATTGACCAACTCCCAATGCGTTCATGATGATGTTTAGTTCTTCTAATGACAATGTCAATGTAATTTCGTTCATGATAATATTAAATCTGCTTCTTTATTTCTACGAATAGTAAGACCTTTTAAGACCTTACCGCCTGCTTTATCCCAACGTTTGATTTCAACCGCTGCGGAAATCCAATCATTAGCATCTACTTTTTTCTTCAGCGTTGAAGAAGTGTAACTACCAATGCCTAAATTATAAACAAAATCTGCTATTGCAGCTTGTTTTTCCATATTAACTGTTGCTAGTATGGGAGAAGCTTTAATCGCTTGATTAAGCACCTCTAATGCCGTTTTAATCAAATCTTCATCGGCTTGGTTTTGAGTCCATACCATGCCTTCTTTAATGCCTTTGGTTTGACCCCAGCCGATTGTTACCACACCAATACAATCTTTATATGCTTTTAACTTACATCCTTCTGATTCTTTAATAAGTTTGATTAATAGTTCTAATGCCGACATTAACCTTTACCAAAAATGTATGCCACTACAGCAAATATAGCACCAACAGCAAAAACAATCCCTCCGAAGAATCCCTTGTTGTTTGCAGATTCTTTTTTAAGTTCATCTAACGCTAAGAAAATACGATCCGATCTTCTTCTGGAATCTTCAAGTTCTTTATGAAGTTCTTGCGTAAGCCCTTCAATCTTTTGTTCTACTTTAGCAACTCTACAGTTAAGGTTAAGGTCAAGGTCTGTCACGTTTTTTTCCTTTTAATCTTTTAAAACCAATCCTAATCCACCTGCAACTGCACTGGCAAGTATCAAAAGCTGATCTATAGGCTTACCTAGATAAATGAATACTGAACCTGCAATGGCTGTTGAAAGCCAAATAAGCCCACGTTTAGTTGATGCTTCTGACCAGATTATTTTCATGTTTTTATGATATACATCATTGCTACGTTTTTAGGACGGGTTTCTGTACCACCAGTAATGCCAGTTACGCTGGATTGAATATTAGCAACGCCTGATCCAGTATTATGTGTACCTGACCATGATTGCATACTATCGGGGCCAGATGTACCCCCAAAAGTAGAATTAGCGCCTGTATCGCTGTGTACATGCCCTGCATCAGTATGTGTATGTCCAGGATCAGTAATTGGGCCAACTAAATCCGCTTGGGTAGAACCTAAGACACGTCCAACATCCACACCAGCGTTATCATCCCAACCACGAACGAAATATCCTCTTAGATCGGGAAGGTTGAAAGTTGTTGTGCCATCGCCTGCCCCGTATAAAATACCGCAGACACCAAACAAATTAACATAAGTGGTTCTTGATACCGCTGCACCATTACATTCTAAATACCCTAATGGCACTACATTGCCAGCGTAAGCGGCTACATGACCGATAGGGCCAGCAGCGCCTGTGATATTGATAGGCCAGTTAGCACCAAAATCGGTTGTTTCTTGTGATGCAGTAAAATTAACACCATTCCATCCCATGAAGATGTCGGTGTTGGATTGTGAAGTTGACGTACCAGCAAACACATAAGGAGGTGCAAACGATGTCGGAGCATTGATACCGTAAATGTTATCAAATGTCGAGATAGCAGGGCCATTAGTTTCGCCAACTAAAGGAGCGCCTTGCAATACCAATTTGTAGATGCCATCTAACCAAAGTTCACCACCTGTTTCGCCCCTAGCGTTTAATATTATAGGGTTAGGCCAAGCAATTGTGCCTGCCGCATCTTGATAAGCGGTTAATGGGGTAGAAGTACCAGCAGCGTAGAACCAAATAAGACCACCATTTAGGAAAGTCCCATCATCGCTAAACTGCGCGTTTTGTAAAATCGGTGATAAGTAAGCTTGAGTCATTTCAATTCCTAGTCATTAAGTCTGAAAGCATTGTACCTGATCTACTCGGTAATAAAGAGGGCTGATCATTAATTCCAGCAAATGCAGCCAAGCCATTAAGCTTTCTAAAAGCAGCATGGCTAGATGCTTTTCTATATACTGATTCAGGAAATTGCTGACCTTCTCCAGCAGTTAAAACTGATTGCATTTCATTAGGTGTTAAGCCAGGAACCATTGAAGGTATGTCACCATAACCAGTATCTACGCTTAATTCACCTGAAAAACCACCTTCAGGTCTAGCTACTTCACCGTAATATCCAGTGCCTTTAGGCATTTTTGAATTATATCGATTACCATAACCGTAATTAGGTTGACCGTTTTGCATACCTCGAACCATAGGGTTAGCATTAACTCTAAAATTCATCGGTGTAGCAGCTTGTTGAAATTGACTAGGCATATATGATTGGCGCATAGCCGCTAATCTATTATATGCATCTTCTTCATTTTGACCTTGTAATAAATCGTATAATGATGCCATTATCTTCTACCTTGTTGTGCTGCGCCTGCACCAACAGAACCCAATAGCACTTGAAGCCCTTTAGCTTGAGCAGGAGATATTGGAACTTTGTTCATTTTATTATATCTATCAACAATTGCTTGAAAATTTTCAGGGTTTTTTAACGCTTCTACAATCAATCCTTGAGCTTTAGCATCAGTAGCTATGTGCAAAGCTCCTAAAGCAGCTGATGCATATTTTTGTACGGCTTTAGGCGCTTGCCTAGCCATTTCACCAGCCCTAGATGCCGTTTGTGAATTGCTAACCGCAACTAATCCACTTTGGGCATTTTCTATAGCCGCCATTGCTCTTTCAGCATCTCTTAAAAGTAATCTACTTTCAGGAGAAATTTTAGACACTGTAGCCGCACCTACATCTTTATAGGTTTCATCCGCAGCCTTTCGCAATGCCGCAGGCGTAATTTTAGGAATATCAGTGCCGGGAATACGAGATGCGTTTTCAAATCTACTTAAAACATTTTGAAAAGCTTTTCCTTCTTCTATAGGCTTTATTTTTTCCATGTAAGTAGTAAGATACTTATCCCACTCCCCACTACTAGCATGGTTTAAAGCTTCATCTATAGCGTTTTTCAAACCTATAGCAGTATTCTTATTAGCTTTTACCGCATTAGTAAGTTCGTCATTCCCCCCTGGAGCACCTCCCAAAATATCATTTATGCGTTTTCTTGCTGCGTAAAGATTGGAGGGGTCAACTTTTCTGGCAAATACAGGGATGTCAACTGCTAATCCTCCTGCGCCGATAACTGATTTGTTACTTACAGGGCCTAAAGCGCGTCTTTCAATTTCAGATGCAAGTGTTTGCGCTTCTGGTGATCCAAGTCCTGATTCTCCAGCGCGGGTTCTAATCGCAGAGGTTTCACGCAATAAAGGATTAGCTATTTCTTCTGAAGTTTTTTGCCTTGCTAAATCAAAAGCTTTCTCACGCAAAGGGCCAGTTTCAGCGTTTAACGCTTCCATTGCTAAAGCAGCATCTTTAGGATCAAGTGCTTTATCAGCAATAGCGTTGCGGATGACTTGGTTATTATATAAATCTGCTTCAGCTAAAGCAGTTTTACCAAATTTAGTTCGGACATAATTTTCAAATTCAAGCAATGTCCTTTGGCTTTCAGGAACTACCATTGCTAATGTTGGTCTTAACCCTGGAAGTCTTTCATACGTTCTAGTACGCTCAACCGTTTCTGGAATAGTTCTTCCAGGAACGTCTGCAAACTTCCCTAATGTTTGCGCTGCTGCTGTAGGCGCGTGGAGCATTCCAGCTACGCCTTCATATACTTTTTTTCCTAAATTTACAGCGTGGGGGATTGTATAACCTAAAGCTTCACCGCCAGCTTGACCCCCCATGCCATACATTGCAGCTTCTCCTCTATTTTCAGGCTCTGTCGCTGCCGCATAAGCTCCTGCACCTGTTAACCTAGAAAGAAAAGGCACTGCACTTTTAGCGGCTGCTATGGCAGGCATAACTTTACTTAAACCTATTTGGGGAACTATTTGACCAAACATTTCACCTGCTGCAGCTTGCCAAGGCGCGGCTTCTATATAAGCTTTTGAAGCGGCTAATTCTTCTCGCTCCGCAGGGGTTAAATCGGTAAACATACCTTTTATCCCTTTGAACTGTCTTTTTAAAGCTGCATCAACGCCTAATTGAAAATTAGAAGGTTTGTCCCTAAGATTAAAATCAAGCATAAAAGGAGCTACATCCAAGGACTTTCCCGATCCGATAGGAACTTCACGTTTTACAGATGGAATTGCAGCAGGATTTTTAGGGTATCCATATTGCTCCCACACTTCAGGAGCTGCACTAGGAACAGCGCCTAATCTTTTTGCTCTAGCTTGCGCGTAATCGGCTTCAGATAAATCTGCATTAGAAAATTCTTTTGCTTTTAACCGTTTTGCTCTAGCTGATGCGTAATCTGCTTCGGTTAATTCCGCCATTATTGCATCCCCTTAGTATGCGCAGCTAAAGCCTTATCATATTTAGCAGCAGCGGTTTCAGACATAATACCTTTAGTTACTAAATCATCAATTTCACTTTCTGAATAAGGTAATCGATTTATAATTTGTCTTTGCACCGCATCTAAATATGAATGAAAGGCTTCACGTTTAGATTCTCTACTTGATGTAGGATCATCAAGTATAGCGCCTACTTGGGCTTGTCTTTGTTGAAGTTCTACGTTTGACTGACTACCTGGCATAGTTTTAACTGTAGCAAGTAAACCTGCAAATATAGTTTTTAATTTTGCTTCAGCTACACTAGCATCAGTATGTTGACCAAATTCAGATGCTAATTCAGCTTTTCTCACGTCCAATTTACTATTAAAAGATTTATTAATTACATCATCTATACCTTCAGATATTTTAGCTCCTTTTTCATCATACTGTGTTGTTATAGGAGGCATATCTTTGAATGCGGAAAAAGTTTGCTTCCAAGCTGCAGCATCTTCAGCGGATAAAACAGCTGCTTTTTCAGCACCTGCAACATTAGCTTTTTGTTGAGCTATTCTCTCTAAGTTTTGTTCCGAAGTCGCTTGCGGTGCATTAATTTTAGGCATTAATGATTGCGCTTTTTCTGCTGCAATAGCTCGCAATTCTTCAGGGACACTAGGATCGTTTGCCACCCGTGCATAACCTTCCATAGGATCAACAGCGCCTGGCGCTACTTGCAATTCGCGTGTTGGAGTCGCGTTTGTTAATCCCTGCGTAGGTAATGAAGGTAGAGTTTCCCATTTTTGAAGCTGCTCATTCCATATAGGCTTTTGAGGCCCTAAACCTGCTTCGTAAGTTCCTAAAGTACCTTGTAGACTTTTTTGATACTCTTGACGTTGTTTAGCTTTCTCAGTATAAAAATTCCTTCCTTCGCCAGCTAATCTTACCGCTTCAGGAGTCATAACATCAGGATCAAAAGCAGGAAAATCTGGAGGTATCATACCCCTTTGTTTAAGCATAGATAACGCTCGCCCGCTTGCATCGTTATATTTTGCACGCGCTTGAGGCTCAGGCATTCCCGATGCTTTATCCTGATCGTATTGATTAACTATAGCTACAGCTTCCCCGATTCTTAATTTTTCAATTTCTTCTTTTCGTTTAGCCTCAATTTCACCTGTTTGCGTTTCTTTATACTTATTTTCAATTTGATCTTTATATAACTGCATTTGAGCTTTTTGCTGCTCTATAGCAAATGCAGGATCAATAGCACCTACAGCTTGAAAAGATGGATTAGCTTTTTGAGCATATAACGCTTTCAAGTCCATACGTTCTTGTTGCGCTCTACGGGCATTTTGTAAAGCTATAGCGTTAGCTTGTGCTTCTTGTCCGGTCTTTAAAGCATTAGGATATGCTTCCCATTGCATTTTTAAAATTTCAGTTAAATCACTCATTTTAGCCTCCTAAGCCCGGTTGATAGCTCCAAGAAACTTGCGATGAAGGTGATCCACCAGGATATGCCCCACCACCACCACCGCCGCCAAAATAACTACCTAATGAACCAATACCACCGCCACCAAATAAACTACCTAATGAGCCTACTGCACTAGCAGCTCCAGTCCAAGGTGCAGCTGCTCCAGCAGCGTTAGCAGCGCCTAAAGCTTGATAAGCTGGAGCCATTGCGTTAGCTGCACCTACACCGATACTACCTAAGCCTAATACAGAGCTTTGACCTAACTTGGCGGGTTCTAAATACATTTGACCAATTTGTGCTTTTTGGTTTAAATCTTGGGTAAAGGCTGTACCGTAAGCTTTCTGCGCTCTTTCCCAAGCCGATTGATAACCTTGAGCTGCTTGACCTTGAGCATAAGTGTTCATGGCTTGACCAGCCGCACCGGATAACAAGCCGCCTTTAGCAGCTGCACCTTGTTGAACGCCTTGCAGTCCTTGTTGCAATTGGAATTGATAGCCTGGCGATGCTTGCAGTTCAGCTAAGTTACTGACCATCGGCGTGTATAAAGGACTTTGTCTGTAATCCTCCATACCGTAACGTGATGTCAGGTAAGGTAGATTAGCTTCATAGCCTTTAGCACCTACTTCACCTAAATGCGTGTAAGGTACAATATCTTTTTGCGCATTACCGTAGACTTTCTTTGTCCAATCTAATTGTTCTCTTGCAACGGCGGCTGATGCAGCTGCTGCGTCAGATTGCCCCGCTGCGCTTAGTGCGCCCCCCGCTATTCCTGCTGCTGCTATTCCCCAAGGCATGAAAACCTCCTATCTGATTTAATACAGAAAATTAATGTGATCCGGTCAACCGGAGAATTATTACGCACCCAATGAACGGCTTGGTTATTAAACCAATAGACTTCACCTGGTGGAGATATATGCTCTCCTTCTTCAAAACAGAACGCTTGATCTGGATGGCTTTCTAACTGTACTGCATATTTGTCATAATACTTGGCGTGCCAAGTAGTATCAGTATGGGGTTTGCATAATCCACCGGGAGGGATTTTAGAAATTAAAATTCCACCTAGCTCTTCACCTTTCACGGTAGTCATTAACTGGAAGGCTAAGTCTTTAATAGCTGGAAGGCTATCTGCTTCTTTATACCAGCATGAACGGTGTTCACCATTGAACTTAGTCCAATCACCACCGTCATACTCAGCAAGATCGCGGAATCTAACATGGATGTCCTCAAATCCATAATGCGGGCTAGAAGGCGTATTAGTCCTAATAGGATTTCTATTCCAAAGCTGAGGATTACGTTTCAACTGTAACAGTATCTGCGTAATATCTACCTTAGCAATAGCCATAATGTTGTTCATACTAGCCCTCTGACACGTTCAATAGCTACGGTGTTTTCAATATTCATTTGGCATAACATCCGATGCCGTTCTTGGTTAAGCTCTTTACGCAGTAAATAATAATACGCTTCTGACATAATTTCGTAATTAAACAAGTCCTTAAAAGCTATTCTATACCCTTTAAGTTGAATCATCAAATCATACGATAGCATCGTTTTAAAGCCTAGCTTTGCTATTGATTCATTCACTTCGTTCAATGGTCGCTCTATAACGAGCTTTTTAGCAGAGTGCTGATTGATCTCGTCCACTTTGATAAAGGCACTTGTTTCAGCAATTCCTAACATTCCATCATAAGATCGAGTATCCAGATCGTTAATGGAATGATCCATAAACGCTTCATGAATACAGATCGATGTATCAGTTGTTAAAAGATTAGCGACCCATGCTGTTCCTGATCTAGGAAGCGCTAAAACCATAAAATCAATCATATCCAGGGTAAAGGTAGTGTGACGATAGTCGGGTTAATTTGTGCTTCAATTTGGTCAGCAACAGATTTTTCATAAGACGCTACTTGTTCTGCGCCCAATGATGCTTGTGTCCAAGCAATAACTTCTTCCAAAGTTAAGTCTACATAAGGGGTATAGTCAGGTTTATCAGGATCAACTTCAAATGACGCTGTGCCGTACACTGAGCTTGTGTAAGTACCGTCAGTTGCGCTGAGAGTCCAGTGTGCTGTAACGACATAATCAAGCATACCGTTGACGTCAGGCTTGCAATTTAGTGCTGCTATGTTCCAAGTGTTTGTAATCATTTTATATTCCTGCTTTAGTTAGTCTTGCGGTTAATTCTTCTATTGTTGCGAGTGCTTTTTGTAACGACATAACAGTAACTGCTAAAACTGATCTATCATAATAGCCCCAAGGTTTTCCTTCTTCAGGTGCGGGTGCCGCTTCTGGGCCAATGGCAGCGTTTACATTTTGAGCATAAAAACCTAGTTGCCTATCAGTACCAAATATGGGTGCTTTTTCATCGTTGTAGTACCAATATCCCGGTTCAAGATTTTTGAGCATGGAATCAGCATCAACGGGAACACCGTCTTTTATTTTCCAAGTTTCATCGGAAACAGAACTAATAACCCCCGCTGCTGAAAATGTAGCTGCCCCTGCGCCATAGGCCGACATAGTGACAATGCCGGTAGAGCTGATGCGCATGCGTTCGGTCATGTTGCCACCCACTGGTCTTGTGCCAAACGCCAAGTAACCCGCCGCATTGCCGCTAGTGCTATTTTCTTTAGCCCCCAGAATAGCGCCAAAATCAACAGAAGCTGTTGTACTTACATAATACCCACCAAATGTTAATGCACCTCCAACATCTGCGGCCTGCGTGGTATTGGCTAAAACTCTAAGGTTACCCCCATTAACGATGCCACTTGATGCCCCGACAATTTGCGCCGTTTGACCAGTTGTACCGCCTTGCCATCCAGTAATTCCATTTACATCCAGTTTCACCGCTGGCGAACTCGTCCCAATCCCCACGTTGCCTGAAGCATCTTTATAGACTTGGCCTGAGCCAATGTTCAGTATGCCTGTAGAGCCTGTGAGTGTGCCTGTGTAGGCTAAGGTAGTAAAAGCACCTGTAGTTGCAGTAGTTGCGCCAACTGTTCCATTGATGTTTATTGACGCAGTACCCGTTAAATTTGTAACTACACCTGAAGCTGGTGTTCCTAATGCGCCATTAAAAGTTACAACTGCCCCCGCAGACCCCACATTTGTTCCGAGTGCAGTTAATACGCCTGTTCCAGTTGTAGTTGTGGCTGGTGCAATTCCAGCCCCACCACCAATCATTAACGCATTAGCTGCTAATGCTGCGGATGTAGCCCAAGTAGACGCGGAACTAAAATAAGGTACTCCACCTGAAGTTCCTGCAACAGTAAATGCTGGAGTAGTAGTAGGAGTTGCAACTGTTATTAGTCCTCCGGTAAATCCTACTGAAGTAACTGTACCTACTGATATTGACCCTCCTAAGCTAGTAGAGGTTCCATTAATTGTAATGGCTGAATTGGTCAATCCTGCATTAGGTATACCAGTAAAATTTGTACCTGTAAAAGTAGGTGTTGCTCCACTATTAATACTTTGAGGCAGACTTAAAGTAATTGCGCCTGTTGAAGCTGAAGCAATAACTTGATTAGCTGTACCCGTAATAGAGGTAACGCCATTAGAACCTTGAATACCTGCAACAGAAATTGTCCAATTAGCATAAGTTCCCGATCCACCAATAGAGTCAACATTAACTACTAAAGTTGTACCACTGAAAGATGTAACTACACCTTCCATGTAATTAGCAGGTGTAGTGGCGTATGCCACTCTAACTCTAGTTCCTACAGTAAATGCAGTTGAAATATTAGAGAGATTTGTAGTAAATGTTTTTGACCCTGTTGCAATAGCTACAGAAGAAACCGAAGTTAAATTGTAATACCCAATTCCAATTTCAGATATTGGTGTCACAGTTACAATAACTCCGGGCGTTCGAGGAACTGTTGGGCTTGATGCAGCTGGCAATGTTACGATTGAAATATCAACGTCACTAACAGCCCATAATATTTGGATATAATCCCCAGCATTTAATGTCAGCACATAATTTACGGCTGCAATCATTTCGCCATTAACAGTTGAATTTTTTGAAGCAATCCAATATACGCTATTACTATCTGGAATATCTACGCCATTTAAACGAAACCATACATCAGTATTATAATTTTTGTTTCCCGTACCAATGTTTTGAAACTGTATGGAGTATTGAATATTGTATACGCCAGCATGCGCAACTGTAATCCGATTGCTGCTAACTATACTAACACCACTATTATTAGGGTCAGAAGTACCAATATTAATTGTGTACGCTACAGTTGTACTGGCTGCAGTTTGATTAGTTGTATCCCAGAATGATCCCCAATAACCTGTTGTACCAATTCCTGTTGCTACAGTTGCCCAAGTAGGCACTGTTGAACCATTAGAAGTTAAAACTTGACCTGCTGATCCTGCTGCGGTAAATGCGTATTGAGTACCGTTACCGACAGCAACAGCGCCTGCTGTGGGAGCTGCTGTGCCATTTGTACCGCCATTGGCAATAGGTAGCGTTCCAGTAAAGGTAATGTTAGGCGTAGTTCCACCGCTAGAAGCAATATTTCCACTTCCTGTTACAGCAGTAACTGTACCGCCTGATCCTGTAGCACTTAACGTTCCAGCTACAAATGTAACTCCACTTCCAATTGTTACGTTACTAAATCCACCAGTACCATTACCATAAAGAATTGCATTGCCCGATGTCGCAGGTGCTTTATTGTTAAATGTATTCCAATCAGTTGATGATAGGTATCCATTTGTACTAACTCCGGCTTGACTAATACTAATTGCAGGAGTATTACCGCCAGATGATGCGATAGGTGCTGTTCCTGTTACAGCAGTAACTGTTCCGCCTGATCCGGAAGCTGATAAAACACCGCCTGCAAAAGTAATGCCAGAACCAATAGAAACTGAACTAAAACCACCAGCCCCGCTACCGTAAAGAATGGCGTTGCCCGACGTTGCAGGAGCAAAATCAACGCCTGCTACAGCATTATTAAATCCACCTGATCCATTACCTTTTAAAATACTGGTTCCAGTTGTAGAAGGTGCATACGTTACCCAAATGACACCGTTCCAATAAACCATTTGATCTATTGTCGTATCAAAATAAGGATAGCCTATATAAAGATTTTGAGTTGGTCGCCCTGATGTAGGGCCACTAGCTACAACTGATTGTAGAATAGGTTGTAATTGGCTAAACCATTGCGCCCAAGGCGTTTGCACTCGGTCATTAGCATCAACTAATGTAGACTGAAAAGGTGGTTGAGAAATAGACATTATTTAGACGCTTGAGTTGCGTAAGCAGCAGCACCAATCAACACTGTTTTGATTGGATCAGTTATTCTAAATTTAAAAACATAGTTTCGTGACACTCCTAATCGTCGCCATTCAGCGCGGCTTAAGAAATCACCTTGCGCTCCACAAGTCGCCCACATTTCATCGCCCCAAGTGTACCCTCCATCTCGGCTCACTTGTAACATGACTTGAGGATTTTGACCTTGACCATCATTAAGCCCTCCCCCCTGTTCCATATCTAATCGCAAACGATAAATATGAAGCTTATTAAACGAGGTGTTTACAAAGAAATGAGGCGTAATTAATTCTCTAGCTATTAAATCACCATTATCTGTGTAAGATGCAGGATCAAGGATATACAAATTACCATTACGATAATCTGAAGTTATTACATGGAAGTCAAATTGACAACCAAAATTAGCATAATGTCTTGTGGTAGCACCAGATAATAAGGTACTCCAAACTTGTGAAGTTGCATCATATAACCAAGTAACCCCTTGTTGTTGAAAACTTATTTGATAAAATTCATGACCATTTTGACGATAGCTGAATGCAATTGCATCGCTTGGATTTACATATTCATTAAATAAGAAATCTAAATCAGGTGTAGATACAGTAACAGGGCGATAATTTTGAATTGTTACAACTGATAAACCTCCGCGTCTTGCTCGGCCTAAATAGATTAATTCACCATTACATCGTGCAACGCTCCATCGTGCAGCTACACCCATATCAGTTGGTGATCCAGGTATTCTCAATAAAGGAAATGGATACGCTCCAATGTCTTGCCAATATTCTTGAGAAATAAACCCTAATAATACTAAACAACTATTATCAACAGCAACAGCTTCTAAATTATCCGTATAAGCTTCTTTACTGGCAAAGGATAATGCGTTCCAAGTAAACCCATCATAGAGTTGAGATATGTAAAATTGTCTTGTATTAGGTGAATTAACAATAAAATAGCCATCTAAGAAAGTTACAGTGTTCCCGCCAGGAAATCCAGCAGCTGTAATTTGTCTAAAATTATTAATTACTTCTAAGCCTCCTGCACCAGCAGGAGTAGTAATGGGAACATTAAAAGTCCATTCATTAGCTAATGTGCAAGTGCCAGTTCCTACTGTAGACCCTGTAGCTGCAAACGAAGTACCTACTTCATTATTCTGAGCGCCAACTAATTGAAAATCAGATGTTCCAATACTATTGATAACATATTGAGTGCCAACAACTAATGCTGTAGCAGAAGTTAAAGGAAAATTAACTGTATATTCACCTGATGGCGCTGGCCCTGCGGTTTTTAAAATATCAACATTGTCATTTGTATGCCTATTGGTTGCATTTTCAGTTACTGCAACAACACCATTTTGTAAATATGTAAGAAGTCCTGAAGAACTATTGTTTATGGTTACGCCTGTACCAACAGGGATTGTATAAACTGTTCCTGTGCCAGTTCCTACTCCAGATGCAGTAAATATAGTTCCTATAGTATTAGATGCAGCGCCATAAAGGGTAAAATTTGTAGTACCTAAAGTTAAGATTTGATAATTTGTACCATTTACTAATGCAGTAGCATTAACGACAGGTAATGACGCTGTAAATTGTAATCCTACAGTGTTAGATGCTGCGCCATAAAGGGTAAAATCTGTAGACCCTATAATTAAAATTATATATTTTTCACCATTTATTAAAGATGTTGCAGGAACATTAACATCAATAGTTGCAGGAACAACAGTGCCTGTTCCAAAGGTTGCTTTAGTAGCAGTAAAAACAGCGCCTAATACATTAGAAGCTGCCCCTGCAAGTGTAAAATCTGAAGTTCCTAAAGTTAAAACTGTATATCTTGACCCTATTACTAAAGCATTGGCGGAGATAGGGGTTTGTAAAGATGGTAATACAACATTAAAAGTCCAACTGCCTTGGGTAGCTGTGGCAATCGTATAGGCTCCTGAAAGCACATCCCCACCATCAGTAGTGATGGTGGCTGTATCGCCAGCAACACCAGCATTAATGTAGCCTGTTACGGTTATTGTTAATCCTGTACGACTATAAACATTTGAAACTGAATTAGCTGGATAGGTATAGCTTAATTGTAGCGTTTTAGGCTCGTAAATATAACCGTTTTCACCATCTACAATTATGATTTGTTGAGCGTTATCCGAAATCGATACTGTGCCTTCAGCCGTTGAAAGCGTTCCTCTTTCAGTAACTACGCCATTTTTATCAATTTCTAATAACTTGTTAGCATTTACCGAGTAGAGTGAATTTAAAGATTGTAGCCACCATAACCCGCGTGAAGGATTTTTACCCGCATCAGCAAATAAAGTTAGTCCTGGTGTTGGGTAGGCGGCTAAATTTGTTTTATCTTTTTCAGGCTTTACTTCAAGAAAAAGATTCTGTCTTTTTTGAGCAGAAACAGCTTTAGACCGTCCAGCTATGCCAGCCCCTAATATAGGTAGTACAATGGCTTCTGGCATTATCGTCCATACCCATCGCTATAAATATTGTATCTCATTTGGCTGGTACTCATAAGCGCTACATCCGTACTAAGGGTAGGAGTTCGTTGATTAATTCTCTTAATACGTTTAATAGCATTTTGAGCTAAAGCAACAGAAGTTTGTCTAATATCAAATTGGTATTCTTCAGCGATACGAATAGCTAAATTAAACACTATCGCTTCCCAATAGCCGGGAGGCAAGCTAATGTACGCAGTAGGGTCATTAACAACCGTAAATGGCTTCCAAGATGTCAGGGTAATTGTTTCATTACTTGATGAACATATTGGATAGATATAGACGTTTCCAATAGGGAATCCCCTATCGTAAAATAAATAGCCTGGGAAATTAGTTTGTAAGCTTTTAAGTCTTACAGAATTATAGTCATCCCATTCCATAATTTGCATGGGATAATCAACAGGGATACTTCCGGTATAAATAGTAAAGTAAGCATCTATAATTCGGCTTGGCCTAATGGTATTCCACATAGCTCCAAGCCCTATAGTATAAGGATTAGTACCAGAGGATAAAGGAAAGGTTTCCCTAGTGATCTGATAAAGCATCAGTTCATCAGCAGACCACGAATCTAACATACGATTAAGCGATTCTATACCGTCTTTAAGCTCGTTCGCGGTTAAATCAGTATCTACTGAAGATACTTGGATTAATCGCATTGCAGCGCGTACTAAATCATTCGCTGTATAAAGCTGCCCCACATTGCTGACCATTGAAACAGCAACAGTGTAAGGGGTTATGTAAGCCCAAACATTTGCAGCATTAGCCCAGAAAACGGATAGATTACCCCAGATAGGCGCGGGTAAACTCCATATATCGTTAATAAAAACAGTTGATATAAGGTTTCCCCCTATTAACTGAATGTCGTAATCTTGCGTGCCATCAGCTACCCAAAATGAAATATTATAGCCACTAGATATTACAATAGGGTTAGTTATTGGCGTAGTCATCGCTTGATCTTCAAATATCGCTACCGCAGAAGAAGTATTTGCATAAAATACGCCTGCGGAGATCAAACCTAATTGACCTCCTTTTTGAGGGACTAAATCAAGAGTAAAATATCGGCTCATAATTATGCCGCGCTTGTAGTTGCCATTAAATAAACACTTTGCCCGTCTATAAGGCAACGTATTTTTCTATTTACTGTATTGTCAACGCTATTAAAAACTAAAGTGCTGTTTGATGATTTAAAGCCTAAATGTGAATTTACCCCGTTGTTAAAACTAAAAGACTTTAATCCCGTGATGTTTGCAGCAACATCTGACGCTACATTTTTTGTAAAATGTGATTCCGTTGCTCCAATAGTTACAGGGTATAGAGCGCCTACGGTATTTGTTCCCGCTGCTGATGTTGTGCCGCCATAAACTTGAACATTAGTGCTTACGGAATACGTTGTTCCTGCTGCTGAGTAGAAATTAACGCCTGCTACATTATTTTGATAAATAACAGTGCCTGAAACTATATTTTCTGTGCTTCCAGTATTAAAAGCAAAAACGGGGATAGTTGCACTATTATTAGTAAAATTGCAGCCTGAAATTACATTGTAAGAACCGACAAATTGAACTGGTCCAGTAACAAAACATCCCGATATTTTATTATACCCATATTGTGTATCTTTAAATGCGAACACATCGGTTGCAGACGCGGGTTGAGCAGGGAAAGCGCCTTTTGCTGGGATACCGTTTCCACATCCTAGGAAGGTTGAGCCTGAGCAAACAACTGGAGCGTTTGATTTAATATCACATCCAGCGTCATTAAAAAAAGATACGTTTGATATATTTAAAATAGTAAATGCTCCAGTATCCACCCATATTCCCGCCGCATTAGGATTGCCAGTATATGGGTCTGATGGATTATTTCTAGGGTCAAAAGGGTTTACGCCCGCAAATTGAATAACTGCGTTGGATATAATCCCTATATTTACTAAAGAGTTTGCCCCAAAATATATTTCTCCTTGCGAATCATTATTTAAAAAGGCGTTTGTTAATTGCAATCCTGCGCCAGCGGCAACATAAATACCATACTGACCATTAGCAAATGTTTCAATATTGCTCATAAATGGTGCAGCAGAAGGGATGCCTCCCATAGTGTTGGCTATTAAATATATACCACTTAAAAAGTTAGCATTTACCGAAAGAGAGTTCCACTTGCCTTGAGACCCTGCACCGTAAATACCATATCCATAATTATTTTGAATTATCAATCTTTCTAAAGATGAGTGCGCGGAGCCATTGATTTTAATGCCTATATAACAATGCACAATGAATAAGTCAGATAACGTATAGGATATTGCGCCTGTGCCTAGAGCGGCACTTGTGTTTGTGTATATACCTATTGAATTTGTGTAGCTTTGATTAATAGGCCCTGTAATGCTTAATGACGTAATAGTAAAATAATTATAATTACAATAAAATATATTTCCGTTATGCGTTGCCGTTACTGTAGTAGCTGATATACCATCGCCAAACACCGTAACATTACCAGGCACGTTTAATGGAGCTGACACTTTATAATTTCCAGCTGGTAAATGTAATGATCCCCCTGAAACACTTATAAAAGTTAAAGCGTTATTAATTGCAGTAGTATCGTCAGTAACTCCATCTCCAATAGCCCCAAAATCTTTAGCTGAAATATTAATCTGTGAAGTTACATCTTGAATCTGTGATACTTTACCTGTAACAACTGTAACACTTCCAAAACTATAAAATGCGCCTGTTACAGTACCTGTGATTTTATAACTTCCTGCGGGGACAGCTACTCCAGTAGGGCTTGCAGCAATAGCAGCAGTAAAAGCGGCTGTGTCATCCGTAACTCCATCACCTATAGCACCAAAATCTTTAACTGAAGGCATATCCCCAAAGCCATCGCTGATTAACCTTGGTAAAGCTCCAACTATTGTAGTGCCGTCTATAGATGCCTGAAATGTACTTGACGTGGTTACAGATGCGCCAGCAGAACTTAAACTTAAGCCTGTAACATTTCCATTACCATCTTGAACTTGTTGTAATGCAGTAGTAATGCCACCAGGAACCTGCAATAAGCCTGGAAAGGATAAATTTTGTTGCTGATTCGCTAGGCTAGACATTTAACTATTCCTCAAATTTGGTCGATCTAACACGTTTTACGGGGGTTTCTTTACCCTTACTGTCCCATTCTTGGGAAGTTAGCCATCCATCCTTGGATAAAGCTTTATATTCTTGCTCATCGATGGCAATTGTTGAATTGTCATATGAGTCTTTGTGCATCGAGCATGGATATTCGATTGCCATAATTCACCTAAAAAAGGAAAAAGGTGGAGGACTTTATCCCTCCACCTTCAACTTACTATGGGTTATTAGCCGCAATTGCACCGTAGTTACTTGGTGATGCTGTCATAAAGTCAGTAGCAACAGGGTAAGAACGAACAATTTGAACTAAATATGTATCAGCTGCTGGAGTTTTACTTGCAGCAGTTGGGTTTACATAAGTGATACTGATAGTATTAGCAGCTTTCACTCTTGCGCCAGCTATAGCAACGCCAGCAGTTTGAGCTGCTGTAGTTGATACTGATACAAAATCACCTACAGCAACGCCAGTAAGAGTAAAATCTTGCTCAGCAGTGGTAATTGTTGCAACAGCAGCAGGAGTTACTGCTAAAGATACAATAGATGTAGCGCGGATTGGTGCGACTGCAACTATATTAGGGCCTGGATTACTCATATTAAAATACTCCTATTAACCAGTGATACGGCAAGCCAGCTCAGGATAAACTGTGCTGAAACCATAAAGAACATCAAGACGAGTTGGCAATTGGTCAGAGTTAATATCGTATTGGCGAACCAAACGAATTGACAAACCATCAGCAGAAGCACGTCCAGCCATATCAACACCTTGAGGCAATAATAGGTCAGCAGTACCAAGAGCAAACGCATCGCGATGGAACGCAATAGCGTTGGCGTAGCTTGCACCAGCAGAACCAGAAATTACAGTAGCGTTGCCAGAAGCAATAGTACCAGTAGTGCTAGTTACGTTTTGGAATTGACCGCTAAATACAGGTGTTGGGAAAACTTGAACTGTTTGTGAAGAACCAGTACCAGTAGTCAACGCAGTTACTACGAAGTTTCGTAGTGTACCAGTTGATTGACGGTTTTGTGGGTTCACAGCGTAAACGCCAGGTATTGTGAAAACAGTACCTTGAGTTAAAGTTTTACCGTTAGTAATAGTAGCAGTTAAACCAAAAGTAGTTGCAGCATTAGTTTGAACAGAACCACCAGCTTGTGCAGCTACAGCGATAGTGTCAGTACCAACGATGAAAGAACCAGAAGTAAAGTTACCTACGTTTTGATCCATTGCAAAGTTAAAGCCTAAAGTGCTGTCACCCATTGCACCTTTCTTGAATATTTCAGAAATAACACCTTGTGGGTTGAACAAGTTGGTCAAACCAGAAACGATACCAACATCGATAGTAGGATCAACAATAATGCTTCTTAATTCATCAACAGGAGCAGCTTCTTGGTTCAATCTAGCACGAGCAGCTAAGATTGTGTTCAAAGATTGAGCTTGAGTTGGTGAGTTAGATAACACGCCAGGAGTACCAACCATGTTATATACATTCAAGAATTGTTGTAGACCATCATAGTCGATTTTGTTAGCAACCGCAGCAATAGCAGGCTTAATAAAACGATCTGAGAAGTCAGAAATGTTTAAGCTCAAATCTTGAGTTGTAAACGCCATATCAACACCGAACTGAGTGTTCAGAGTCAATGGAACGTAAGTTTCAACAGAAGATTCAACTTGAAGTGCAGGGCCAGTTCTACCAACATAACGAGGAGGTTTTCTCAAGTTAATAGTAGTACCGATTTTTGCGCCTTCGATGGCGAATTTGTCGTCATATTGACGGCTAATAGCACGAGTAAAAACTAAGCTGTTGGTCAAGACCCGTAGAGCTTCGTTTGTAATCATGCTTATGGTAAGCAATTGATTAGACATATTTGTCTCCAAATGAAAAGAAAAAGGTATTTAGCCTGATTTATTTCCAGATGGGAGCCAATCCCTCGAATTATCTGTACTGAGGTTGCCTAGCTATCTAAACAGGCAAAAGTTTAAATAGATGTGAGGTCATTATATACCATATCATATTTAAAATGTACATAAAAAAATGCCACCAATATGGTATTGGTGGCGAGTCGGAGTTATCGTTTAGCGTTTTAGCCGTGCTACCAGTTTAGCTTTATCTTCTGCATTACGAGCAGCTATATATTCTGAAGTAGACATTTCAGCGTAAGATTTTGTGCCATTTACAGTGCCCCCAGTGCCATTAATTGGTCGTATTGGTTTCGGAGCTGAACTTGTTCTGGCATCTTGCCTAACAATCGCTGCTAATCTCATACCTGCTTGTACAGGTGACATATTAGAGATTTCATAGGCTACATCAAGGTTTCTACCTAATTGATAGGCTATATCAGGGCCATTTTCCATACCTAATATAGCTTCCCTAATAGTTTGATTCTGAGCTAATATTGGATCAGATGTAATTCTTTCAATAACAGAATCATAATCTGCATATCTAACTCGCGCAGCGGCTTCAGCCGTTTCCAATTTGGCTTGTGCAGCTTGTTGGGTTTGCAATCTTGCCCGTTGCTCATATTCCTGAGCGACAGCTTGTTTAGCCTCCATAACCGCAGATTCACGGGTATATTGCATCATTGCATCCATATACCGAGGATCATATTGACCGCCAGCAAATTGTGACGGATCAGGTGGTGCTAATGATGGCGCTTGTTGCTCTTGAGCAGGAGAATACTGTCTAAGTATTTGCTCCTGCTGCTCAAGCATCTTTTCCAAACGCTCTGCTTGCCTTCTTGCTTCGTGCTTATCACGAGTTAATTCATCAATCCGTTTCTTATACCAAGGGTCTTGTTTTTCGGAGGTAGGTTCTTCAGTTGTTTCTACCTCCTCCTGATTACCCTCTGAT